ATAGCTCGGTGTAATGCCATTTCGGTGCATATCGGCTTCTTAATCTTCTTTCGCATTGTCAGATATTCCTGAAAAGCACTCTCTAGCATTTCATCATCAGGGTAGTAAACAGTTTTCTTTTTAGATATTGATTTATCAATATCTTTTTCTTTTATATCCTTATCTTTACTATCCTTAACTATACTATTCTTATCTATACTTACCTTACCTATACTATCCTGTGGCAGACAAGTGGCAACCACTTGGCAACCATCCGGCAACCCATTGGCAACCACACGGCAGCCATCATCAGAAAATGTGTATGCACCATTGGATTTTATCTTTAATTTTGCCAATTCTTCCTTAAAATTCGTTGGTGTATATCGGTCTTTTCTCAAAGCGTTTGCCATGCGCCAATGCTTAATTACAATCACACCATTATCAAACTGATAAATGTATCTTTTTTCCAATAGTTGTTGTAAATCAGCCACACTTGCGTGAGCTTTGAACATGGAAACTGATACCTGATTGCAAAATCCGTCATCATCAGCAGACATAGATAAATGCAAATATAAGGCCTGTGCACTTGATGATAAAGCCATGAAATTATCATCATCAGTGACTTTTTTAGTGAACATCCTTCGTTCTGCCATTTAATTAATCTCCTATATCCCTTCAATTTTCGGTTGATGTATTTTAATCTTTTCCCTCGTGGTTTATATTGTTATACCTCTTTCTCAACGTGTTCTGCACCTTGTTCATACCCTTGAAGCCACCGACAATAAAAGCTATCTCTGCTCTATTTTCCGTTGCTTTTGTTTCCGCTTCCATATCGTGTAGCCCGTACTCTACCTGAATAATTTCATTTGCAGTAATTCTTTTCAGAATTTCTTCACATTTCTTTTTACTTAAAATCTTCATTCCGAATCACCTCGCTTTTAGGCTAAATAATAACCTTTGCTCTTTGCCTCTGCATAATCATCTTCTGTAAGCAAAACTTCTTTCTGAATCTCTTTGTTGCCATAACAATCGACATCACATACAATCTTGAAAAACAGCATTCCGTTCTTCTCGATAGCTTCTTCGCGAGTTATATTTGTTACATAGTGTTCAAGTAAATTCATTCTGAATCGCCTACTTTCAATAAATTCATAAACTTCTCATACTGTTTCTGCGATATTTTGTTATGCTTCTTGTCGTCTCTAATTTCGATTTTAAGGTGCTTTTCAGCGATAGCCGATAATTCCCTCGCTAACACTTTTTTACCTTGCTGTACGCCCTGCAGATAGCCCTTAGGCGCTTTTCTCTCGCCTATTGAACCACTAGCACGATTTTCTCCTTGACCGCCTAAACTGACATTTCTAAGTTGATAACCCTTATCGGCATATAGCTTGATGTAATACTTCTCTTTCTCGTCAAGCTGGCTTTCGGGAAAATTCAGAAATTCAACTCGCCAACCATAAGGGCTTTTCTCTTTGTCGTACAGCTTGTGTTTGCGTAAACTAAGGTCTATGTGCTGTTCATAACCTACAAGGTGGCTTGCCAATCTGCTAAGTGTATGTACCGCCTGTCCGATATAAGCATACTTAAATCCGTTTTCATCTTCTCGGAGCAAGAAGTATATTCCACTTTTGTCATTCAGTTTTGGGTTCAGTTTCAATAGTCGCTTTTTATTTTCCTGTTCAATCGCCTTGGCTCTTGCTATGTTCTGATAATTCAATCGTTATCACTCCAATCTAAGTCTATTTTCTGACCGCAATTAGGGCAGTAATCATAATCATCATAGTCAACCTCATATCTCTTACAACAGCAAGGGCAAATCCAAGCATCATATACAAGTGTTCCGTCTGGGGCATATCCATCACCCTCATAGGTTGGTTTCTTCGGTATCCGCTTTTCAAGTGCCTGTATTGCCACATCTAAAGCCTCGGCTCTTTTTTGCGGAATAATACCGCCTCTAGGTCTTATTTTATGCAATTCTCTAATTGCTTCGCTCTCTTCCATATTATTCCTCACTTTCTTCTGACCAATCTATTTTCTGACCACAATTATCACAATATTTCTGCTTATCAAATAAACCTTTCCCATTGCAACAAGGACATAAAGCAAATTCTTTATCTTCTGTAAAATCAGGCTTCTTCGGTGTCTGCTTTTCTATCACCGTCCGGCACTCTTCCAAAGTTCCAATCTTGCGATATTGACGCCAATCACTTAATGCTTCAAAATAATTGCTTTTCATATTCTGTAATTCTTCCAACGTGCCGGTTGTGCGGTACTGTTGTACTTCTTCAAGTGCCTGTATTGCCATTTCGTTAGCCTTGTAATCATCTTCTGTAAACTTGCAATCGTTGCTCTTGTCCGTAATCTGCATATATAATCGCATATTTTTCAGCTTTTCTATTGCTTCATTCTCTTTCATACTCACACCTCTTTAATTAAATGGTAATCCTTCATCAGCTACATTGTCTGGGATTGACATAAAGCTGTCTGAATCAGTACTTGGATTGCTTCTACCTATAATTCCGTTATTGTTATTGTTCTGCTGATTAGCTCTGCTTTCGCAAAATTCATGTCTTTCAACAACGCAATCATTAGTGTAGACTTTCTGTCCGTCCTCGTTAGTGTAATTGCCTGTCTGCCATCTACCCTCAACAATTATCTTAGTTCCCTGGTGCAAATACTTCTCCGCAAACTCTCCATTCTTGCCGAATGCGATACAGTTAATAAAGTCTGCTGCCTGTTCGCCATCTTTCTTAAAAGCTCTGTCAACGGCTAATGTATATCTTGCTACCGCCATACTTCCACTTGCCGTCTGTGAATATCTTACTTCTGGCTCTCTAGTCAGTCTTCCACATAAAATTACTCTGTTCATTATTTTTCCTCACTTTCTTTTACTTTCATTTCTGATTGAAGCCATTCCCTAACTTCTGTCACTGTGTGCATTGGAACCCCGTTTTCAATAGTCTTAATGCTACCCTCTTCATAAGTTTCTATCGAACATATAAAATCAACCAACTCCTCATCTGACATATTCCTTATCCTGTCGGCATTGGTGTGCCCGCTATCACATCCGCAACAAGGCCCGCTATCTCTTGAATTGCTGTTGTGCTGACAGTTACAGTTATTGTTACTATCCTGTATTTTCTGCTCATTAACCGCCTGTATTACCCATGCTTTTTCAATTAATCCCATTTCAGATGGAATTTTTAATAATTCATTCTTTAGCCTTGACTTACTAATTAAATCATTCATTTTCTCTACCCCTCAATTCTTTTAAACATTTCTTGCGCTCCTGTCTAAACTTCTTGGAATACTTAGTTAAAATTTCTTTGATGGCTATTTCGTTGATTTGTGACTGCCCTATTGGGTCAACAACATACCAATTTTCTAATAACAAGTATTGAATAATAAAATGACGAAACTCTGCATCACTCATTCCAACACCATAGATATTTTCTTTATCTTTTCTTGCTGAATATTTCTCTTTGAAAAACTCACTAATTGTCATTCTACACCTCTCAATTCTTTCAGCCTTGCTTTGGCTTTTTCCTTTGTAGAAAAATACTTGCAATTTTCCTTGTCAATATCCTCAATCTCGTATATCGCAAGTTCTCTTATAGGTCTTTTCATAACCATTGCATACTTGGGATTGTTTATATCAACAATGAAATACACATCTTCACAAGGCAGTTTAACAAGTTTTCCCTGTTCCTCTAAGTCCTCATAGGCTTTCAGTGTTTCTCTTAAATTTGCCATAGCCCACAAATTACGATAGAATAGTGCAATTAGACCACGGACATCCGAAAATGTGTCTATTGCCAAGTTGTCTAATATTTCCTCGTCAAACTCCGTGTCACTTATTGGCATTTCATCTTTTGCTAGTGTGACCATAAGGCTTCTCGCAAAATCTCGCGCGTCCATATCCATCTCGTAATCTCTATACCTTGCGTTACGTTTATCATCTGCATAACAGCTATTATGTGCCAGCTCAATCATTGACATATCAGATGCTTCTTTGTTACTTGTTAATCTCTCCATTACTGCTCCTTTCTAAAATGGGCACTCATTAGGATTAGCAAGTAGCCATTCTTTGTTACGCTCTGCAACATCTACATTCGCCCCACAAGCAACTTTTTTCATCTTCTCGATGAAACTATCTCTATC